TCAGCCTAATTTGCTGTTTAAAAGCTCCACCTGATCCCGGTCTTTATCACACATCCATTTCGAGTAAACTTTATACACCATGCTGGCGTCTGCGTGTCCCATCTGACTGGCGATGAAAGAAGGGATCGCTCCCGCAGACAACAACCAGCACGCGTATGTATGGCGAGACTGATAAGGAACGCGGCTGCGTATGCTCGCTTTTTTCAAGCCCTGTTTCCAGCTATAACCCAGAGCGTTTTTTGAATAATAGGGATTTGGAACGACAAATTTAATCACCGGGCGAAACACAAACCGCACATGCTGCCGTTCAGTACTTGCATAAGCACGATGGTGAAATGTGATTTCTGTAGTCTGGTCAGCGCCGGTCAGGTCAAACTGATCTCTTAGAGCTTCGAGGGCAGGCTCCAGTAATGTAATCGTACGTTCTCCAGCAGCCGTTTTAGGCGGCCCGAACTGATCGTAGTTGTTCAGGTTCCGACTCACGTGAATTTTACCACTAACCAGATCCACATCATCCCATCCAAGTGCGCAAAGCTCGCCATGACGAAGGCCGGCGTAAAATGCCACTTTCCATAAGTTAACGACTGAAGCCGGTAACACCAAAATGAATCGCTCGTATTCTTCCATCGTGAATGGATCTGGTGCTTTTCTTGGCCGCTTCAAAGACGGAATGTCTTCAAAAGGGCTGTTGGAAATAATCTGGCTACGTTTGGCAAATTTCAGCATGGCGCACAAGGTGCGTATTTGCTCGTTTACCGTCGCTGGAGCGCGGCCCGTTTTATTCAGGTGTGGCACGACCTCATTGCGTACATCTCCCAGCAATAACTCTTTCCGGTATCTCAGAATGTCGATCTGTTGAATATCGGCAATCAGAGTTTCGCTACCAACGATCCGCAGCAGTATCTTGATTATGGACTGCATGTTTCGCGCCGATGCGTAGCTCATCTCCAGCTCTTTGGTTCCGCAGTATTCATCACAGAGCTCCTGGAAGGTATTGATCCTTAGCGTGGTAGAAAATTTTTTCGCCGTCTTAGACCCAGGAAACTGCAGGCCATAATCGAACACCCCCATCTGAATATCACTGGTGATCTTCGCCCTGAGCTGACCTGCTTTTTTAAGGTTGGCGTTTGTCACCAGCCAACCTTTAAGTGTTTCCCGGCAACGAACCCCTCTATAAATGAACCATATCCGAATCTTGCCATTGTGAATTTCAACACCCGTTGGCGCCACGTCACTGCTCCTGAACGAAACTGTTTATCTTTGGGAAGTTGTACCAAAGTGTCGCCCGAGGAGAGTTGTTGTCTCCTTCAGTCTGGGTGACACGCTTAAAATGGATACCTTCAATCCAGCGATGAGCGCGATAGCAAGTTACCTGCCGCTTTGAGAGCCCCGTTCTCTCGCACAGCTTCGCTTCCACCACCCACTCTTCGTTAAAAATCACCTGTGCCATAATTCACCTCAGGTAACCGACATCAGTATAAAGATGTCGGTTGTAATTGAATGATATTTCGATATCAGGCGACCTGCCCGGGTAAGGATCGCAGGCGGCGCATGCCGGTCATCGCCGTGGCCACGTAGCTCGCTTTGCGGTTCACTACCTCCACCCAGACCTTCACGCCTTCCACCCGCACCGTGTACGTCTCCCGCATCTTGCTACGCCCGTAATCGCCGTAGCGTTCCTGATGGGCCGCCAGAGCGATGTCGCATGCCTGGCGCGCGAGTGGTGACTGTGTACTGCGGTTAATCAGTTTCATGGTCATCTCCTTCGATACGCTTGAACTCGATCACCCAGACCCACGGGTTGGCCTGCCAGCTGTCAACGCCGTAAATTGATTCCCACAGGTACTTAAATGCGCCCTTTGCCGTTGGTCTTCCGGTCATGTTGTGGTCTGCAATGCAGTCGTAACAGTCCTGAGAGTCAGCAAGTGCCTCCATGTCGATGCCTTCCGCCTCCGCCTCCGCTTCACTGATGCCATTCAATCGCTCAACACGGACGTCGGTAATCTCCAGCAGAATGCGGCTGGCCCAGCGCGGCATGTGGATGCTGGGAGTCCAGCGGATTTCCTCAGCCGGCGGTAGGTTCTCGTAATGCGAAGGCACATGCTCCGGGTAATTCGCGCGATAGAGCTGCAGTTCCGGTGCCCTCGCACCTGCTTCAGCCCATGTCTCCCGCACCCAGATGCGATCGCCTGGCTTACCATATGGGCAGGAGACTAACTTGATACGTTCGTGGACTTCGTAACCAGGGCCATCGCCGTACAGCCAGGACAACTCAGCGACGCCAGGGGGGTCTTCTGCAATGTCAACGCTCAGGCTAGGCCCAGTAGCTTTATTCAGCAGGCGCCGGGTCTGCGTCTTCCGGCCATCCAGGATCGCCCGCACCATCTCACCGTTGAAAATCATTCCGCGTTCTGTAATTTTCGTCATGTCATTACCGGGAGGGCGAACCCTCCCGCCTCCCTTAGGCCACGTATTCCGGTTTCATATCTGCCAGGGTGATGCTGAACTTGTCGTGCAGCTCCTCAGACAGGTGACGCTTCGCCGCCGCCAACAGACGCTCAGTTTCCGCGAACCGCTCAGACGCACCCGGCTCGCCAGGCTGAGGAAGGGAATTAATAGCTGCGTCAACAGCATTGTGGTGCTTCACCAGGTGATAACGACGCGTCGCCTTATTCTTCAGCTCCGTGAAAAGGGTGGTTCCAAGCGCAGCTTTCGCTTCGTTGATTTCATTGCCGACGCTGGTGGCTTCATCAAGCGTTTCAGCGGACTCAATGCGATCCCGGAACTCATCGGCCAAGGCATCGATATTGGCGGCCGATTCCTGCGCGCTGTGAGTGGCGGTTACGGTGTCACCTTTGATATCAGCCAGGCTGACGCGCTGGGCGGGGGCCGGGTTGATCTCTTTCTCGGTGCGTGGTTCCACTTCATCAGGGCTGTAGACGCCGAGGATGACCTCAGGGCAGTAAAGGCGCGCCCAGTACTTCACAGCGAGATAAGCGATCTGCTGCTTGGGTGCTGTTTTCCACAGCGGCGAGTTCCGGGTGGTGATGTCAGCCAGGTAGATGTTCTCGCCCCAAGTGATCTCTGTTTCGCCGCGCAGGACCGCGCCGACCCGGACAAACAGGCCGAGCTCATCGCGGCCGTCTTTCTTGCCGGCGATCTTTTCCCAGTCGCCGCCGTATTCGTAATGGAAGCGACCCACGATGGCGCTGGAACTGGAGATAACCGCGTTCACCAGCTGCGCTTCGTAACCCAGCACACCGTTGACCAGGTGCGTTTTCTGCGCGACGGCGTAGGGGTTCATGCCCCACTGCATGGCCTGCATGACGATTGCCATGCAGTCGGCAGGTTTCCCCGCCAGGTGTTTTGGTACGGTCACAGCAGACTGAGCCATCAGTTCGGCAAACGCGGTCAGTTGGCTGAGTGCCTGTACGTTGAATACTGCATTGCTGGCTGAAATGGTGTTCGGAGTCTGGTCAGCCACGGTTACGTTAGTGTTTTGCATAGTCATCTTCTCCATTAAGCCAGGCGCAGCGCTTCAAGGCGGTGCAGGTCGAAGTCGTTCAGTTCGTCGGTGTAGTCTTCAGTGATCGGCGCTGGCCATTCACCAGTGTCGAACGCATTAGCGATGCGGTTCATCGTCTGGCGATACTCGAGCATGCCCAGCTCAATCAGTTCTTCGCTAGCCTCAACGATGGCGATCCAGTGGTATCCCTCATCTTTGTTGACGAAAATCCAGAAGAACTGGTCCAGCGCCGCGGTGCTCATGTACATGGCCGCACTGAGGTGATAATCGCGGTCGATGATTTCGCGATGCAGGCGGGCGCGCAGGCCGGACTGCTTCACGTTCCACATGCTGATGGTTTTCAGGTCGGCGCCGACCCGCACGCCGTCGATGTCGATTTCCAGATCCGGGCGCACGCGGATTTCCAGCCCGGTCTCTTCGTCGATACCGAAATAGCTCGTCTCAACAGCGCGATCAGGGTGCAGCAGCAGTTTTCCTGCGGTCGGGTGCTCGTGCAGGGCTTTCTGAATGGCCAGCGCCGTTTCCATCTGCTGCTGGGTCACCAGAATCTTGTCGCCCGGGTTGTCGCGCCACGCATCCAGCAGTTCGTCAGCAAACACGGCATCCGGATTAACGGACTTCACCGCCTGGATCATCTCCGCTTTGGTGCCGGACACTTTCAGGGGTGCCGGTTTCTGCGCTTCCTGCGCCACCAGGTCAGGATTGATGATCGCCAGCTGCTCGAGCAGTGCGTCGCGGCTGCCGCTGGTTTTCATCTGCGCGGGCAGGGTGGCGTTGTACTCTTTGATGCAGGCCTTCATCGCGGCAGCGGTATGCTTTGTGCCGTTCTCAATGCGCTGGTATTCCTCAGGCAACTGCTCATAGGCTGCGTAAGATTCGTCAACTGATGCGCCCAGCGGCAACTGTGCGGGCAGGGTGGCGTTGTGCTCTTCAAGCAGCGCTTTGATATCGTCAGCGCTCAGCTGCGCGGGCAGGCTGGCGTTGTGTTCGTCGATAAAGGCGCGCAGGGTCACCGCGGTGGTGAACGCCCCCTCCGGGATCACCGGCTCTACGCTGAACTCTTCATCAAGATTTTCCGGCTGTAGCGCCAGCGCATGCACCAGGTTCCCCATATCCAGCACCTTGGAACCTTCGCGCGGGATGGTCTTGGCAACGTGGCGCGCGTTGAAGTACATCAGGCTGACGCGGGCATCCTTCACCTGGGTGCTGCTGATCCCGTTTGCTGCGTGATACACGTTATTCGGCAGGCCCTCATAGCGGCCCGGTTCGAAGTATGCTGGGTAATCCGGCGCGCTGGCGGTTTCCTCCGGCGCTTCGGTGGTAACTTCCGGCGCAGTGGCATTCGCCAGCTCCGGCGCCGCGGCGGCCAGAACCTCAGATGGGTTCAGGGCAACTGTTTGCGGATCAGCTGCATCAGCGCTTTCGCCTGGTGGAACCGCGTCAACACTTTCTCCTTCTGCCGGGTCAGTCGTTTCCATCTGCACATCGCTGGTGGTCTCCTCTGTAACCGGTGAACGGTCATCTGTTTGTGGTTGGTTTTCGTTCATCAGGCCTTCGATGGAGAAGACGCCGCCGCCGAGTTTCGCGACCTGTGGCTGGCTGGTAGCTGCTGGCTCTTCCACTGTCACTTGGCGGCCTGCGCGAGGATCTTCATCCCACTCGGGATAGCCTTTTGAGCGATCGCCGTTTTCATAGATGCCATTCGCGGTGAACCATTCACGAACCTGCTTACGCAGTTCGACCGTGGTTATCTCTCCACTCCAGAGGAGTGCACGGGCAATACCAAAAATACTGTCAGCGTTGTAATCGGTAATGTCAGAGGTTTTACCGAGCACCTTAAGCGCTCTGGCGTGGGCCTCATCTTTTTTGTCAGCCAGCTCTTTGGCTGCCATAAGCTGAGCACGGTTAATTTTGCCGGGTACGGCATCCGGGTACAGCAGGGCGATCGCAATCTCGATACTCAGGTTCGCCATGTTCTGCGGCACTGCGCGCTTGTAGGGTTCGGAAAGTTGTGGCTCTTCTGGTTTCTGGTCTGTTGGAATATCGACACCATCAATGCGGTTGCCGGCAGCCCATTCGCTCGTAAGGATTTCGAGGTCGCCGGCCTTAGTAGACAGCCATGCTTTTGTGAATTGCAGCAACTGCGCAAGTTCGTGACGTTTTTCCTGGCTGAATACTTTCCGGATCGCGTCGGTGTAGTCCCACAGGCCATTGGTATCGAAATCCTTCAACTCTGGGCAACTTTCGGCAGCGAGTAGCAGATCCTGGACATAGCTATTGTCGGTATCACTCTCCAGCGCATGCAGCTCCGCATGTTCGCCGCGGGTGACATGATGGCGCAGTTCGTCCACCGTCAGTTGAGCCAGCAGCTGTTGGCGAAACGGCAGTTTGCATACCGCGTAACGAGTAAACTCATCGCCGCTTTTGCTGATCCACAGTCCGTTTTCATACCGGCGACCAAACTCATCTGTGGCAACGCCGCCAGTGTCAGTGGTATCAGTGGCGGTTACCGGCGCGGCAGGTAGGTCCGTATCGCTGGTGGTCACCGGGGCGAGGGCGGTTTCATCCTGTGGCGCGGCGCCGGGAATCACGTTCCAGGTGCGCTGGTCGTCGGCCAGGGCGTAGCGTTCGCACCAGGTGTAATCGATGGTGCTTTCTTCCGGCAGGTCGTCAACAACAGGCATGTCGGTGCGTACAGGCTTGGCGTAGTCTTTACCGCGGCCAGTTTCGATGCCAGCTTCTTCCAGCTCAACATCTAGCGTCAGGGCGGCGCGGGCTTCGCTTTTCGCAGTGAACCAGATCACTGCATCTTGCTTACCTGATTTCTGAGTGGCCTTAACCACGTAGAAAAATTCCATGTCAGATCCTCATTTTTGGATGTAAGATCCCCGGGCCAGAGATAGCGCCCACTGGGTGTGTTTTTGGTTTTGTGTAGTTTTCCGGTGTAACTTTGGTCGGTGGCACCGGACGTAGACCCCGCCTTGCGCGGGTTTTACGTTATGCTTCGTGGGCCATCTGGTCGTACGAAGCGCAACGCACAGAACAGTAATCACGTTCTTCGCGCGCCAGCTGGGCGCCGCGGATGAAGAGCAGTACGTTTTTAACTTCCTTCCCTTGCTCGATTGGTTTGCGGCAGTACGCGCATTCTTTCGAGTTACACATCAGGATTCCCCTTCTGTGCCAAGAGGTAACAGAGGCGGCGAATAAACGCCCCAAGAGAACTCAGTTTTACGGCCTGCTGCCGTACTGGTTTACGTGCGTAGTCAATCATGGTCACCCTCATTTGCCCTTGTCGCCAGGCTGGCGGAACGTTTCTTTAACCTGACAACGGTGCGCGTGTTGTCGATGCATTGAAGATACAACCAAAGGTTCGACGTGTAAAGCAGAAATGGAACCAATAGTTCTATTTGAGGGCGAAAAAAAGACACCGATACGGTGCCTTGTTGTGGGGCGGGTTTGATAAGGTCTATTTTTTCAAATCATGAATGATGTCGTACACATCGTTTTTAAGCAGATCCATCTCTTCAACCACACCCCTGGTATGAATAATCAGTCGCAGCTTCTCTGCTTCCGGCAACTGGTTGAAAAGTGAAAGCAACGTTTCTTCTCTTTCATCGAGCACACGCGGTAATGCTGGTAGCTCTTCGCCGCTCTCTCCTTCCTCTCCCTGCTCCATGAAAAACCAATATTCAGGCCTGCCGGTTACCGCAGCCAGCCTTTTAAGGCGTTCGCCGCTCGCAGCTGACGCGCCATTGGCCCACTTTCTCACGGACGTGTGGGAAAGCATAACGCGCCGCGCAAGGTCCGCCATGCTCCAGCCGTTTTCCTCCATCACTTGATGGATTCTTTTAGCAAATACAGGGTGAGGATTTTTATTCATATTTTCATTTTACAACCAATGGTTTGATAGTTCATTAGAACTATTGGTTTTATTTTTGTTGGAACCAAAAGTTTTAAGTGCTATTCTCCGATCACCTAAAGCAAACAGCCAGGACAGCAAATGGATAACCAAATTAAACAAAAAATCAGCAGCCACATGTCTCAGGTAGGTATTGGCGAGTGCTTCGGCATCTCATCTCAGGCCGTAGGCAAATGGCTGCGGAAGGGGAAAGTCCCACACGCTCGAATTTTGCCATTGTGTCGAATCCTTAACTGGAAAGTTACCCCTCATGAGATTGACCCAAACGCCTATCCAAACCCTACAGATGGTTTGCCAAAGTAGGAGATCAACCATGCAAACGCGAAACTTAAACCATGGTAGCAGCCTGACCGCAGGGCTGGTGATATCGAAATATCAAGAGCTTCCGCGCAAATCGTGCAAACTCTCGAACGTCCGGGAGGCTGTAAAAGCCTGGAACAGGGCAACGCCAGGAGATGCGCAAAACTACATCTCGCAGCTGGTTGCGAAAGAGTGGTTTTCCAGTGGTGGTCGTGGCCTGCTGCTTGCCGGTTCGGTGCACGGCACCAAAGTTAACTTTTTCCGGATGATTAATAACACCGGGCCAAAGTATGACAAGTACCTTGAGATGCTGACTCCGGCGATCGTGGCGGTGATGGCTCGCGATAACGAAGCAGTAGCGCGCGAGTTCGGCCTGGTGACGGGCAAAACGAATGAAGAGCTGATCGCTGATGCCATCAAAGAATGCGGAGAGGCGCATCAGGCAAAGCTGCTGGGGCAGCCAATTCAGCGGCTGGAGAAGGAGGTTCGTGAGGCAGCAGAAGCATTACTGCGTTTCCTGCCAACTGATTCCCTCGGCCCGGTTCTGGCGAGTCTGGCCGCGATGGTTCCGGGAGTGATGTGATGACACTTTCTAAAAAGGCGAAAGCCGCGGTGCTCGAACACCAACGGCTTTCTGATGCAAAAACTGAGCGTAATTGCGGAGATCAGTATGTCAAATACCGCTGAAATATACAAATTCCCCGCGCAGCAGGGAAAACAGGAGAGCCGCATGGCTGAACTGGAGAACGGCTATTTGCGTTTAGCCAACCAGATTCAGGATGCCCTGTGTATCGTCGAGCTATCGGGCCGGGAATTCCGGGTTCTGAATGCCATCGTTCGGCTGACGTATGGCTGGTCGAAAAAATCAGACCGGATCGCCAACAGCCTCATCGCAGACAAAACGACGCTGAAGGTGAAGCATGTTTCTGAAGCCGTGCTGAATCTGGCTTACCGGAACATCATCATCCTGCGCCGGATTGGGCAAACCAGATACATTGGGATCAACACCAACCTGGATAAATGGGCTTACGCCAAGCCAAATTGCATGAAGTGTCCAGCGGCTTTCCCTGCTGCTGAAGTTGTTACATGGGTTATTACCATCCCTGAATTCGGGGATAGCAGTTTTACCCCTCCAGCCATCCCTGAAAACGGGGATAACCATCCCCAAAAACAGGGAGAGGTATCCCTGAAAACAGGGAACACCAAAGACATTCTTCCAAAGACAAATATAAATACAGATCTAACCCCCTCTAATCCCCCAAGGGGGAAGGTGAAGTTTGACCCGCTGAGTATCCCGGTTCCTGAATGGCTGGATGCGTCGTCCTGGAGTGATTGGGTCGCCTATCGCCAGCAGTCTGGCAAAGCCATTAAAACCGAGCTGACTGTCACCAAGGCGTTCAGCCTGCTGAAACAGTGTCTGGACGAAGGTCACGATCCGGTAGCCGTAATCAACGCCAGCATCGCCAACGGGTATCAGGGACTGTTCAAGCCAAAATTCGGACTGAGCAGCCGCAATGCGGGCCGGGATGTAAATCACATATCCCAGCCAGACAAGAAAATCCCAACGGGTTTCAGGGGTGCAAAATGAAAAGCGTCATCGGAACTGGAAGTGCGCTTGAGCGCCTGAAGAAGTTCATTCCGGCCAGCGTACAGCCGAAATTTAACAGTGTCGAAGAGTGGCAGGCATGGCAGGAAGCTGAGGGTCGCAAGCGTTTTGAGGAGATCGACAAGCAGAATCAGCGTGCACGCTCGGAGAAGATTTTTGGTCGTGCTGGCATTCAGGCTCTGCACCGCAGCTGCTCGTTCGCGAACTATCAGGTGTCGAGCCCGGAGCAGCGCCAGGCGTACAGCATGGCGAAGAGCTACGCGCAGAACTTTGGCGGCGGCGGATTCGCAAGCTTCGTCTTCAGCGGTGCGCCAGGGACCGGAAAGAACCATCTGGCGGCGGCGATCGGTAATTTCCTGCTGGCAGCTGGACACTCCGTTCTGGTGGTGACCATCCCTGACCTGATGCTCCGTGTCCGCGAGTGCTACGACGACGGCCAGTCCGAATCCTCACTGCTGAACGACCTCTGCAACGTCGATCTGCTGGTGCTGGACGAAGTCGGGATACAGCGCGGCTCGAGCGGTGAGAAAGTGATCATCAACCAGGTCATCGACCGCCGACTCTCTGCCATGAAGCCTGTTGGCATCCTGAGTAATCTGAATTACGACGAGCTGGTAGCTACCCTCGGCGCGCGGGTCATCGATCGTCTGCGGATGGACTCGGGTGTCTGGGTCAATTTCGACTGGGCCAGCTACCGCGGGAACGTATCACACCTGCGTGCCGTGGGTGGCAAGGGGGCTGCAGATGGCAAGTAACAACCTCTGGACAATCATCCGCGCCATCCAGCGCAGCGGGGAGATTACCCCGCGTCAGGTTCGCCAGCTGCTGGGCTGCGACAGCAAAAAGGCCTGTCGCCTGCTGGAGCATCTCGTTTCTGCTGGTGCTGTGAAGAACATCGGCCAGCGCCGCCACCCGGTCTACGTCATGGAGCCAGGCGGGGAGACTCGCATTAAACCGATGTCGGTGGCGCGCCAGCGGCCCAGCATTGCAGACGTATGCCGCCAGAACTGGCAGGGCTATCAGATCCACAAAATTATCGGGAGTGCGCGGGCATGAGTGATTCACTGAACAACAAAGAGCTGGTGGCCGTTGGCCATCAATTTGCGAAGGCGATGAGCAGCGACACGGCGATCATAGACATAGCTAAGATTGTATCGCGCCTGGCCGAACGTCTGGACTGCACCACCGCGGCGCTGCGCGAGATGACAAAGAAGCGTGACGCCGAACATACCGATGTGCTTGTCTGGGAAAAAACGATGTTCAAGGTCTGCGGCGAAGATGGTCCGAAATCAGTGGCAGATAAGTTTGCCGAACTGCAAGCCAAGTGCGCGGCGCTGGCTGCTGAGAATGCGGGACTGAAGGCTGCCGCTGAATTCGCGACAGCGCCTGATTTGTGGGAAGAGCTCGGCGGCAATGTGATGCGCTACTAGTATCAGGAGTGGTACGCGGATAAGCTGAAATCTGCGATTCAAACCCCAGCCACTGACGCCTTCCTAGCTGAAGTGCGGGCTCAGGGTGTGGAGATGTTTGCCAAGGAGATGCACGCAGATATCAGTGAAGCTGATGCTCTCGAGTTCGCCGCCCAACTTCGCCAGGATGCCAAGACGGAAAATCATTCAATGCTGAGCAGCGAAGATTGCCAGGCCTTTGTGCAGGACTTCACCAAAGGAGCAGCCCAATGACCATCAACAAACAGGCGCTGCTAATCGAAAATGGTCAACTTGTTGCCGATACGCTCCGCCACTTAGCGAATAACGAAATCGACTCTGATTATTTCGCCATCGTGTCAGAGAGCGAAAACGGGACTGAGAATGAGCATGAACTGGTCATCACCGATTACGCGCTACAGGCCGCCGGGGCTGTTGATGAACTGGTGAAAGCGCTGGAAGCCGCAGAGAAGCGGATCGCCAAGTTATCCACTGAGCGTTCTAGGGGAGTCGAAACACTGCAGAACGAATTGATAAAAGCGAGAATCCGCTCTGATAACGCAGAGAAGCGGATCGCTGAACTGGAGTCAGAACGCGATAAGCAAGGTCGCCATGCATGCGAATTGTTCGATGAAGCTAAGGCCCAAAGGCAGCGAGTGGCCGAACTGGAGGCGAGTCACAGCAAGCTGCGTGAGTCGATGGCAGCAATTCATAACACGATCCGCCTGGATGGTGTACGCACGCACTGTCCGCAATTATGGGGGCCGCTAAACGCGCGCATGAAGAATCAACGGCCGCCGCTGGCATCAAGGGGGAGTAGGGATATGGCTGACGTGATTCTCCATAATGCCGACTGCTTCGATATTTACCTGACAATTGCTAATGGTTCTCTCGATCTTGTATGTGCTGACATCCCCTACGGCACTACGCAGTGCCGCTGGGACTCGGTTCTCGACTTGCCTCGTGAAAATAATGAAGCCTGATTTAAATCACTCAATTATCTTCTTGGCGTAGCTCAATAAACGGCCAGTTGTGCTTAGCAAATTGTCCACGCTTCCGCCCTGCGTTATACATGAGGTTATGTTAACCTGAGTTTGTATTCCGTTTATAGTAATTGATATCATATTTAGTTTAGAGTTGTAGTGTAGGTTTTCTATATTTATCTTCGCAGTATCTAGATTTATCGATGTTAGAAACATTGGTTCTTTACCAAAAGATTTGAATTCGATCTGCTTAAGAGGCTCACATGAATTAAATGTTTTGGATACCCACCCTCTAGGTTGTTCTTTGTCGCCATAGAACTGTTGAAATGAATCGACAGCTACATGCTGCACCAATGAAGCAGTTTTTGTTTTAAGTTTTAATTTCATCCCTAGCTTTGATGCGGGATCAGGTAAAATGCTATCGGAAAGATTAAAATTCTGATGGATGCTAATTTCATTTTCAGAAAATGCCAAGTCGAGAATAACGACGACCCCAGCCAGATAAACTATGTGCCTTTCTAGAGAAACATTTTCATAGTTCAAGTTAACCCCTCTGGCATATCTATAATTGCCCCTGTCAAAATATTCCAAAAAAGCTCTATCGCTCACCGATGGTATATATGACGAATTATTAACGAATAGAGTGCTATGGGCTTTAGGTGAAATAAAATATCTTCTTAAAGGATTGCGTGAATCATAGTTATACTTGCCTGAGTCAATAAAGATGTCTGTATTATCGTAAAACAACTCAAGTGACAAATCATCACAGTGCTTATGATGGATGTTCCTGCATCCTGATTTGAAAAATAGATAAAGGCCTTTATCAAAATCGTTTTTTATGATTAGCTTACCTGATTCAGAATCAAAAAAAACTCCACTCTTATCTGAATCTGACGCGTTAGGTTTTAATTGTTCAGTGTCACCTTCGAGAGGGAAGTTGCCATCTGGTTTAGTTAAAAAGGATGCATATATTTTCCCCTCTGAGATTATTGTATATTTTAATTCTGAAATTTCTTTCATCAAAAAAGGGTTAACCACAATATCATGAGACTCAATAAATCTAATCAGCTTATTGAATAGTGAAGTCACGAAAAAATGATAAAACACTGAGTTTTCTAAATGAACTCCTTTTTTGGAAAAGACATTTTTAAAATTATTTACAACTCTTTCAATGGCCCTTTCCGTATATTCTATTTTATTAAAATGTTGGCCCAGTTGAATGAGGGCTTGATCTTGCATGATGCCATGATTTCCTCGACTATTATAGTTGGAATTATCGTAGAGCCAATCAGCATGCTTGAGCAGTATACGTTCAATGAGTTCGATATCATCATCACTAATAAGAGATGAGCATTCCCTGAGAAAATAAGTAAGCTTCAATGACCTACTTGCAACAGTGTGGTCATACCATAAATATTGGTGAGAGGAATTGTTAGAAAAATGATGCCATTCGTTAATGAAATATAAAGCCTTTGATATATAAAGTATTTCCTTGGTAATCGAGAAGGCATCTGTTAGGATGGATACCATCCTAAGTCCGTGCACATATGCGCTGTGTGACTGAGTAGGGTATTCATAATCTAAACCTTCAAATTTGATTGCTTGCAAATTCCCCATCAATCTGAATTCTTTATCATGTAATATGGCATCTGCTTCTATTAGAGTGTTTTTATCTATGGTGGTTCTTGTGAAATAATATTTACTCATGTTTATGAATGCTCATGTAAAAATATGCTATGGAAAAACTTATGGAAAGTGGGAATAAGTGGATAATTCCTTCCCTATTAGTTTGGTTCGGGAGTAATGGGTTAGCATGTGAGGGCGGGATACTATTCCCTTTCATGGAAAAAATGGCCCGATCTACTTAATGGACGCTTTCTCCGCGACTTGATTGCTCCGTTCATATCCTATGCCGAATGCCGGTTGTAGTCTAGGGGCTGTCGTCATAAAATGGCAGCCCATAATATGGCGCAACGGATCTGCACTATTGCGACAAATGAGGGTGTGTTCTTGGCATATCTGGTGGCACTCCCTCGCCATTGGTTCAGGTGGAGAAAGGCATTCGCCACCAGACGCCTTGCTTTAAAAATTTCCCTGTCATGTGCTCGCGACTCCTTGCGCTTGAACGGGATCACAGCCAACATCCCCAACGAGACCGCCTGTGCGACCAGCGCATTGGTGTCATACCCTCTGTCGGCCAGCAAATACGCGGCTTTATGGCCCTCGATCAGGGCTGATTCCTGGCTACAACCTGCGGTTGTTCCCGAGGTCTCGAGGCATTTGATTGCCATGCCATGCGCATCCACGGTCAAATTGATCTTGCTGTTGAGTCCCCTTGGTGAGCCCCATGTCCTGATTGCCACCCACCTCCCAGCAGGCATGGGGATGTACCTTGATATGGCTGGCATTGATCATCAACCACTCAAAATCAGGATCTTTTATCAGTCGCTCTTGAAGACGAGCCCAGGTCCCTTTATCACGCCAACGGCAAAAAAGGCGGTGAGTATTTTTCCAGTCACCATAGTCAGGTGGCAGGTCTTGCCATGGCGCGCCGGTGCGAAAGATCCAAAAAAAGCAAAGATAAATAGCCGGTTATCGCGAGCATCCCGGCCCCAATCACCTTTTTTGCCCAGTAGATGAGGGACAAGCAGTTGCCATACATGGTCGGAGATATCGTGGAGGCGATCGGCAGGAATGGTCATGGTGTCGTTGGCTGCGGTTGTGAGGGAAAGGGATTGTACTCAAATCAACTGGCTCATAACGACAGGCCCTAGCTGAAATTACGAAAATTGATGGATGGAGGATGGCAACGTCATTCCAGCGCATATGCGTTTTATGGTGTTTCGGGGTGCTCTTCGTAATGACTTATTTCTTTTTCGCCGAGGGATACCTAGCTCTTATCCCAAGAGATGCGATTCTCAGCTCCGTTGCAGCGTAACGAAAGGCCTCTCCGGAGGCCTTTTTCTCGCCTGAATAACCACTCTGGCAAACATGATCGGTAAAACCGATCGATATCATCAAATTGATCTATGAAAGTGATTAATAAGTGTTCATATAGGGGCAACAATCTGCCAACCCCAAAGATTTTTTGCACGGCTTAGGATTTCGTTTAGAGCGCTCGCGTCGCGAAAAGTCAGGTCGCGTATCCCCGCGAAAGACGACTAATCAACCAGTTAACCTCACCACTTTAAACCCGTTTAAGTGTTAAAAGTAACGCTTAGTTTTTAACGGCAGGTAGAAATAATATTTATTTAAATCAACCGGATAAATGCTATTGCATGCAGCGATGTTTTTTGTGCATACTTGAGCAAACGAAATAACACTGTAAATGCATACAGTGTTTGCGTGCTAAGATATGTGGAACGGAAAGAGAAAACGGCTACTGAAATTTATTTGTTTTTAAGCCCTTAACAAACAGATCGACTTTGCTATCGTGCCTAATGTGCAGTGCCAGGTGGCGGCTGCTGATGAATAAATTTCTGGCTTATCTGTGGGGAATGAAGGGGGTTGATGTGTCTCAAGCTAGTGCAGAGGGAAGTGATATTTACAAGATTGTGCGGGGTTCCGAAGAGGTGCCTTTCTGCACGTTCAAACTTCGCCCTGGGGATCGCGTGCTGTTAAGCGCTGACGGTGTAGGAGTCGGGCATAAGCACCTCCGGGCGGACGAAAGGGTTGTATCACGTGACACGCTTGTCGAGATGGTAAGAGAGATATCAGCCAACAATTGACCTTTGCAATGAGCGAGTAGCATAATTCACTAATCGGCCTGAACAACCGGTAACCTGACCACGATGCGCCACGGAGAAACCCATGGCGCAGTTACAACTCATCAAGAACTCTGCAGGAACCCTGATCCCCGCATCGCCGGAGACCAGCGAATTACTGCAATCTAAAATCAAGCTCGGCGCCGTGCTGGTGGCCGACTTCAAACAGGTCCGTAACCCGGCCTTCCATCGTCGCTTCTTCGCTCTGCTGAACCTCGGCTTCGAATACTGGGAGCCAACCGGCGGCGCTATCTCATCCAACGAACGCAAGCTGGTGACCGGCTATGCGAAGTTTCTGGCCTCGTTCGGCGGGAGCGAAACCGCGCTACTTGACGCTGCTGAGCAGTATCTCGAGCAGGTTGGCAGCCGTCGCATCACCAATGGCATCAGTCTGTGCAAATCCTTCGACGCGTATCGCGCTTGGGTAACCATCGAATCTGGACACTATGACACCATCCAGCTGCCTGATGGCACCCTCCGGAAACACCCCCGCAGCATCGCCTTCGCCAACATGGACGAGACCGAGTTTCAGCAGCTCTACAAAGCCGCGCTCGATGTTCTGTGGCGCTGGATCCTGTCCAGGGCATTTAAGGACCAGTGCGAGGCTGAGAACGCTGCTGCGCAGCTGCTGAGCTTCGGGGGCTGACCAGATGGCGAAATCATGGTTCCACTACACCGAATGCACAACCGAGCAGGCCGATGAGCTTCAACGGCAGTACCAGCGACGCGGTGTAGCCGTAACGCGCAGCCTCAACCCTGGCTACCAAACATGGACAGTAAGCGTAGAGCGGCAGGAGGTGAAGTACCTCGAGCCCACGCCGCGTACGTTCCGGCAAAAGGTCTGGGGGTGAGCATGGCTAAGAAACCCCGTCGTAAATGCGCAAATCAGAACTGCCGCGAGTGGTTCCACCCGGTCCGCGACGGTCAGGTGGTCTGCTGCTACGAGTGTGCCACCGCCGTTGCCAAAGCGCAGACCGCGAAGAACCGGGCCGAGGCTCTGCGTGCTGAGAAGAAGCGCCAGCGCGAAGAGGAGAAGGAGCAGCGTGCGCGGCAGGCCGAGCGTCGCCAGGCAGTGAAGCCGTTAAGTTACTTCCGCGACCAGGCACAGCAGTCCTTCAACGAGTTCATCCGGTACCGGGATCGGCATCAGCCATGCATCAGTTGCGGCCGCTACCATGACGGGCAATACCACGCCGGCCACTTCCGCACGACTGGCGCCAATCCAGAACTGCGCTTCAACGAAGACAACTGTCATAAGCAATGCGCAGCCTGCAATAACCATCTGTCGGGCAACCTGACGGCCTACCGTCCGGCGCTGATCGCCAAAATCGGCCAGGCCCGCTTTAATGTCCTGATGGGCCCGCACGAATTACCGAAATGGAAGCGCGACGACTACATCCGGATCCGCGATGAGTACCGCGCAAAACTCAAAGAACTTAAGCAGCAGGTGGCCGCATGAAACCAGAACTGATCGAATCGATTCGCATGCGCTGGCTGCGCCTCCACATTTATCGCCGCCCGGGTACGGTGCTGGTGGACTACAGAATTTTACGCAATTTCATTCGCATTTATCAGATGGCAGGAGCCGCAGTATGAACCTCGAAAACACCGTGAAATACCACTTCGCAAAGTCCACGATGATCAGCGACTCCCCACGCGCCACAGCATCAGATTCACTGACCGGCACGGATATCATGGCTGCCATGGGCATGACGCAGGAACGCGCTGCCATGGGTTACAGTGCCTTCCTCGGAAAGATGGGGATCAGCAATAACGACCGGGAGCGGGCGATCGCGCTGCTGGCTGAATACGCGCTTACCAAATGCGACAAGGTGGCCGCACTGCGCAAACTGGAAGCCGGAGTTAAGGCACTGGTGATGCGCCAGCTGGCCGCGTTCGCGTTTGAGGATTACTCGCGCAGCGCAGCCAGCGTTAAGCAGTGCGATTGCTGCGCCGGGGCCGGCTTCATCCAGGCCGACGTGTTCACCAATAAATTCCGCAAACCGGAAGGCAAGATGACCGTGGCTGGAATGGTGAAGGTCAAAGAGTCAGTCAGGGTGCTCTGCAAAAAATGCAATGGAACAGGCCAGGTCAGCGCGGCATGCAGCGACTGCCGCGGGCGCGGTAAAGCGGTAAGCAAAGAACTGACCGATCAGCAGGGTGTTCCGGTACTGGCCGACTGTAAGCGCTGCGGCGGGAGAGGGTACGAGCGGATCCCTTCAACTGAGGCATACGCGGCCATCTGCCTGATCACTGATGCGATTAGCCTGGATACCTGGAAGAAATCGGTTAAGCCATTTTACGACCTTCTGATCACGAAATTTGATATCGAAGAAGCGTGGGCAGAAGCGCAGCTGAAACAGATAACGCGATAGTGGTCACGGAAATAGCTTACGTTTCAAGCGTGAGCTATTTACTTTTCCCGAATCTGTGTTAATTTCGTTCCAACGATGGATTACTGCCTTCGTTAAAAGCCCTGCGGTTAACCCCGTGGGGCTTTGTCGTTTCTGGAGGGCCATAATATGTGACAACCAAACGGATAGACCGCAGCCGAAAGGCACTGCAGCAGTCATGATGCTGCCCCGAGTCGCGTAATGGCGAGCCTGTGTAGTGATGGGTAAGGGTTCATAGATCAAAACAAGCTCCGGTAGAGCAGCGCGAACGCCAGACGCGCACCGGTTATCAGCGGCGATTGAGCGACAGCAACTCAAGGGCATGAGCGTGGCCACTCCGGGAAGTGGCAAAGAATTTACAGAGGCTCGCGCATGCGGGCCTTTTCTGTATCTGGAATACCCCTACCTGGGACTATAAGCGCATAGCGCAACGCAGCACCCATCGATTGGCGGACCAGAACCCGCCTTTTTTATTCAGGGCTCCGGGGATCATCCTCAACTCGTTTTGTCGTTAATTCACCCCGAGAGCCCGACCTCTACACATGGACCACCTATGTCTGAACCTCTAACCATTGCTGGCGGTGTCGCGTCCGCAACTATCGGAGTGACGTTCGCATCTTTGTTCCCCGAGGCAACGCCCGGCGTAATGCTGTGCGCGCTGGCTGGTGCAGCAATGTACGTTCTGACATCCGATCCACACCAACTGTGGAAGCAGTTCCTGTTCGCCGTCATCAGCTTTGTCGGCGGGGTTTTCTTCTCGGTGCCGATGGCGAAGATATTGGCCGGGGTGATTAACACCGCCCTTGGCCTGTTGCAGCCGCCGGTAAGCATCGAAGTATCCCCGAATATCGGCGCACTGGTTTCCGCTTCCATCTCTGTCGCAATCCTGCTTCGTATCCTCGCCAAATCAAAACGGGGGAAGATGCCGGGACTGGAGGAGGAAGGCCAATGACATGGCAAACCATCGTATTGGATGCAAACGCCATAATCTGTGCCCTGATCGTCGTCAGACTGATGTTTTTCAGTAAAAGCGGTAAGCGGCACAGACCTGGTGTAACGCTGATGGCGTACCTGATGATTCTGGCCGCCGGCTTCACGGCGTTCCGCATTCTCTACGGCAAATACCTGCAGGTCGATCCGGGAGAGCTGATGCTCAACGTCGCCATATGCGTCGCGGTGTGGCGCTCCCGCGGCAATCTCGCCAAAGTTTTTCAGAAGGCCGGGCAATGACTAAAGACGATATCTTCAATGCCATCCTCGGAAAAGAGGGCGGCTACGTGAACCACCCGGATGACAAAGGCGGCCCGACGAACTGGGGCATAACTCAGGCAACAGCACGCGCCCATGGTTATACCGGTGATATGCGCAACCTGACCCGCGAACAGGCACTGGCAATACTCGAGGCCGATTACTGGTATGGCCCACGCTTCGACCAGGTCGCAGCTGTCTCCCCGGTCATCGCCGCCGAGCTCTGCGATACCGGCGTGAACATGGGGCCATCGGTACAGGTTAAATGGTTCCAGCGCTGGCTGAACGTATTCAACAACCAGCAGCAGTTCTATCCCGACCTGATCGCCGACGGTCAGATTGGCCCCCGCAGTATCAGCGCGCTGAAATCCTTCCTGGCGAAGCGCGGTAGTGAAGGGGAAATCGTATTGCTCCGCGCCATCAACTGTAGCCAGGGTCAGCGATATCTCGAGCTGGCAGAGCAGCGCCCGGCTAACGAATCATTCGCTTATGGTTGGATCCGGGAGCGCGTGAGTCTATGACCAAACTGAAAGCAATCCTGGCGTTTATCGCCACTGCTGTGCTGGTGGTGCTGGGCGCTTTTGGCCTTGGTAGCATGCGAGGCCGGGAGAGGGCGGAAGCCAAAGCCGATAAGCAGCGAACCGACGAGAACGCCGCAGCCACCAAAGCGGCTGCCGAACGTCGCGTTGAAGTAACCAAAGAGGCCAGCAATGTTCAGCAGACGGTTAGCAATATGCCTGATGATGATGTCGATCGTGAGCTGCGCGCAAACTGGACCCGCAAAGGTTGAGGTCATCGACACCGGCTGCGACTGGGTAAACGTCATCCGCCTCACTGAGCACGACATCGAAGTGATGGATCGCCAGACGAAGAAAGACGTGCTGGCGCACAACAAATCGGTGCAGGCGAACTGCGCCAGAATAGAACCTCATCCCTGAGGCTCTGACACAGTCTCTCCTCTGGACTTTAAGCATAGAAAATCCACAGAGCCTCGCATTGCTGGGCTTCGATAATGGTTTTAATCCCAACAGGAGCAAACATGGCTAGTAACGAACTAACCCCATCGCAACAAATCCGTTTTGGTCTTTTATCGGCAGTGAACTTTGATACCGCTGCTGCGGCAGAAGCGATCAAGTTCGTTGAAGACAACCAGCTGAAGTATCAACTGTTCATCCAGCACCTCAATCGTGTAACCAGCGAAAACGGCTTGGTTGCTCGCACGACTAAGGCAATTCAGGAAGCCAAAGAAACGCTGATCTTGTTCCCGGCAACCGAAGCGTAAGCATTACAGCAGGCATTCACCGAGTGCCTGTACAATCCAGCAAGGATAGTCAGGATTGCGAGAATAGAACTTAATCGACACCTTCTATAATGCTAATATGAGACCCCCGACCCATTCAGGACTTAGCGTTATGGAAAGAGGTGTAATTTTTACTCGAAGTGAATTGATCAAAATCGCAGGTCAAGGTTTTAGAACTGGTAAGGCAATAACCAGATTAGATATAAATTATTTTTTACTATACTGGGACAGATTAGTATCACCCACAAATAATGTTGTTCATTTTGGCTTACCATGTGAAGATGAATTAATCAGTCTCGGGAAACTTGAAGTTCTAAAGTTTTCAGCAAAAAATATGGAGGACTCATTTTATTGTGAATTTGACGCCTTGTCTCAGGCGAAGTCCTTGGAGTTAATGAGAGGAAAGTATAAAAGTACTGACTGGCGAATCCACTCTCTCAATGACGAACTTAATTTTTCTGACAGTGATTCCGTTGTAAAGCAAACTTTGAGATTTGATTTATGCAACCTTCTTCCTGTGCCGGGTCCAGATGTCAACCTTAACGAGATTCTGGAGTTTAAGGAAAGAAGATCTGATGAATTAATAGCACTTCACTCTTATATCGACGAGCTTTATTTTGAAGTTATTAATTCTGGAGATTTTGAATTATCTAAAGCTAAAGCGTTTGATGGCTTCAAAAGAGCTATAGCTGATTTGGATGCATTAAACTCACAAGGTTGGAGAAGTCCAATCAAATTTGATATCTCTTCCTCCTTTGAGTTCGATCTGAGTCAGGTAATGACTGCTGCTACAGCAGGTGTAGCTGCCATGAATAGTGAGCACCCTTTAGCGATGTTAAGTGTTGGTGCGGTCGCCTCTGTTCTCGGGGGATTCATCAAAGTTACTCCGAAAATGCAAAGCGTGTTGAAGGATGGAAATAAAAGCCTTGCCTACCTTGCAAAAGCAAAGGTCGAAGGTGTCATAGCTAAATAACTTATCGGAGGTAATGCAATGAAACTTTCGTGGTCTGGAAGGAAATTCGCATTATCATTTTCCATGCTTTGCATTGGTTCGATATTGCAATTCCATTATCCAGGATATACGCACTATTCATTCCTCCTGGTGGCGTTAATGTTTGGTTTTACAAAGCATAATAATGGCACTGAGTGATGAATCATAACCTTATAAGGCCTCGCTTGAGCGGGGCTTTTTATTGCCATGACCATGGGTAGCCCTGTCGTAATGGCTGTGGCGGTTAAAAGATAATTAAGCCCTACAGGGGATTTATGGAGCAATCCATGCCGAACGATGACGAGCGCAGACCATTACCGCCGGTTAACTTCATCAGCGCTGAGAACTGGCACCCTTACACCAGACTGATCCCTGCCAACGAAGTGAATGAGTGGGTAAACCGGCAAATCCTCAGTGACGAAGGCAGCATCCACAACCCAGACCATGAGCATCTGATTGATGCTGACCTCTGCTTCATGTGGGCGTCCGATTCGTTCGCGAAGAAAGGGCGCTCTGTGCTCGGCCAGGCTGAGCAGGTGATGCTGCGTGCTGGTGGATGGCAGAAGGCCCGTATGGAGCAGCAGATGCATGAATGGTTCGGGCGCATCCCGAAGTATATCATCACACTGGCAGCTGATTATTGCTCGCAATGCAGCGACCTCGAGTTCTGCGCGCTGGTGGAGCATGAGCTTTACCATATCGCCCAGGCCATCGATGATTTCGGGGCTCCTAAGTTCAACAAAGAGACCGGGCAACCAGTGCTTACACTGCGTGGCCACGACGTTGAAGAGTTCGTTGGCGTCGTACGCCGGTATGGTGCCAGCAAAGATGTGCAGGAGCTGGTGGACGCGGCCAATGCGCCAGCGGAAGTCGCTCACCTCGATATCGCCAGATCATGCGGAACGTGCATGCTTAAACTGGCTTAACTTTATGACTGATTATGACAGGCAGGTGATTTATGGCGGCACTGAAAGGTGAGGTCAAAGCCTTCATCGTTCAGTCTCTTGCCTGCTTTGATACCCCCTCTCAAGTGGTTGAGTCGGTCAAAAAAGAATTTGGCCTGGCGATACCCCGTCAGCAGGTCGAATCCCACGACCCGACGAAAGCAAACGGCAAAGGACTGGCGCAAAAATGGGTGGACATGTTCAACACCACCCGCGAACGCTTCCAGAGTGAAATCTCCGACATCCCGATCGCCAATAAGGCGTACCGGCTGCGCGTTCTCGACCGCATGGCTACGCGTGCCGAGGGAATGAAGAATATGGCGCTGACTGCCTCTCTGATCGAGCAGGCTGCAAAAGAGGTTGGTGACGCGTACAGCAATAAACAGAAGGTTGAGCACACCAGCCCGGACGGCAGCATGTCACCGAGACCGACGACAATTCGCCTGGTAGGAGTTGACCCAGCCAATGGAAAGCCAAGTTGACCTACCGATCCCGGCCAAATTAGTCCCGGTATTCGCTACAGAGGGGATTCGCTATCGCGGCGCTTATGGCGGGCGTGGTTCAGCTAAGACCCGTACATTTGCCCTTATGAGCGCGGTGAAGGCCTATCAGGCTGCTGAAACTGGCCTGAGTGGTGTCATTCTCTGTGCGCGTGAATTTATGAACTCCCTGGAGGAGTCATCCATGGAGGAAATAAAGCAGGCCATACGCTCAGTGCCATGGCTCGATGATTATTTTGATATTGGTGAGAAATACATCCGCACCAAGAATCGACAGGTCAGTTACGTGTTTTGCGGCCTGCGACATAACCTGGACAGCATAAAATCGAAGGCCAGAATTCTGGTGGCCTGGGTTGATGAGGCCGAATCTGTATCAGCTACGGCCTGGAAAAAGCTTCGACCTACCGTCCGTGAAGAGGGGTCTGAAATCTGGGTGACGTGGAACCCGGAAAAGGACGGGAGCGCCACTGATAAACTATTCAGAAAGAACCCGCCAAAAAGCTCGATGATTGTCGAGATGAACTATGGTGATAACCCATGGTTCCCTGCGGTTCTTGAGGATGAGCGTCAGGAAGACCTGGGGAACCTCGATTACGCAGATTATGCGTGGATCTGGGAGGGTGCATACCTCGAAAATTCCGACAAGCAGGTGCTGGCGAACAAATACGTCGTGCAGAGCTTCGAAGACGATCTCTGGCAGAAATCAGAACGCTTGCTGTTCGGCGCAGACTTCGGATTCGCGAAGGACCCCAGCACCCTCATTCGCATGTTCATTCTGGATAACAACCTCTACATTGAGTACGAGGCATACGGCAATGGCGTAGAGCTCGACGACATGTGGAAGTTCTACGCCGGGAAAATCGACGCCACGCCGAAGCAACTTGTCGATTGGAAGGTCACTGATGAAGTGAAATTCCCTGGCATCCCAGAAGCGCGTAAATGGCCCATCAAAGCGGATAACTCCAGACCTGAAACTATTAGCCATATCAAGGGGCAGGGGTTCAATATCTCTGCTGCACAGAAATGGCAGGGTAGCGTAGAAGACGGCATCACCTGCCTGCGTGGGTTTAAGAAGATCATCATCCATCCTCGCTGCAAAGAAACAGCGAAAGAGGCGCGGCTTTACTCGTACAAAACAGACCGTGTTACTGGCGAAGTTCTGCCGGTTATTGAAGACAAAAATAACCACTGCTGGGACGGCGTCCGGTACGGTCTTGACGGGTACATCAAGCACAAAGCGCAAGTCGGCGCAGTTTTCTTCTAAGGAGCATCGCCAGTGAGCGAACAAGATAACGGCCTTCAACTGGCTGTGAACCACCTCGCCACTGAAATGAGGCGAGCGAATTACCTGAATGCCATCGGCATCGGTGGCGGTAACACGAAGCGGCCAACGCTCTATCAGGAGTTTGGCTACCCGCGCACAATCACCTTCAGCGACTTCTATAACATGTACCGCCGCAACGCCGCCGGGTTCGCAGTTGTGCATCGCCTGCTGGATGGGTGCTGGCAGGATTACCCGATCATCATCGACGGTGACGAGACGGAAGAGGCGAAAGAGACCAATCCGTGGGAGAAGAAGGTCACCCGCTTCATGAAAAAGTTGTGGTCGAAGGTTAAAGACGCCGATCGCCGCAATATGGTTGGACGTTATTCCGCGCTGCTTCTGCAGGTGAAAGATAACCGGGAGTGGAGCCAGGAAGTGGACATCTCACTGGTTAAACGCCTGGGTGAATCTGCTCTGGTGAAGCTTATTCCGGTGTGGGAACCTCAGTTAACCGTAGCCGAATGGGATAACGACCGCCTCTCGCCCACCTTCAGCCAGCCGTTGATGTTCAATTTCAACGAGCAGCCGGTGGGCGATGAGCAATTTGTCGGGCCGATGCGCGGTGAGCCGGTGCACCCAAGCCGGGTGATCCTGTTCTGTGAAGGTTCAGAGGATGAAAATGTCCTGTCTGGCATTCCGTTGCTTGAGGCCGGCTATAACAAAGGCCTGGACCTCGAGAAAGTATCAGGTGGCGGCGCCGAGGGCTTCCTGAAGAACGCCAGCCGCCAGATCGCGGTTGAGTTCAGTAAAGAAACCGATATGGCTACGCTCGCAGACCAGGCGAAAAAAGCTGGTTATGCCGATCTCGGCGAGGCGATGGGCGACAAGGTCAACAAGCTGAACCGTGGTACTGATGCAGCGGCAGTAATGCAGGCCGGGCAAATGCACGTACTCAGCGTGACGCCGGGCGACCCGGGGCCTACGTGGGAGGTCACCGCCAACGAACTGGCCGCATCCGTGCAGATCCCGTTCACTATCCTGTTCGGGCAGCAGACCGGACGCTTGGCGAGCGACGAGGATAAAACGGACTGGGCCATTCGCCGTAATACGCGGCGAAACACCTTCCTGACCGATCGCATCACCGCGCTGCTCGAGCGCCTCTGGACGCTGGGTATCATTGACCCGCCCACTAATGGTGAAGTCACAATTCAGTGGAGCGATCTGCTGGCGCCCGGCGAGAAAGAGAAAATCGAGACCATGTCCAAACTGGCCGATGTGGTCCAGAAAACGACGGGCATGTATGGCGGTGAAGCGCCGGTCACCATCAACGAACTGCGGAAGGTGATCGGACTTGAACCGCTGCCTGAACAAAAAGAACCGCCGAAACCGGACGATAAGGTGACAACCGATGATCCACTGGCCGATGACACCCGAACAGAAGGAGAAGGTGGGCCTGCCAATAGTTCCGCGCAGTAAGGTTGACCCGACGCGCTCGGCAAAGCAGGTCACCGCGATGTTCCGGGATATCGAAGAGCGTTATCTCGGCATCAAACGCGCCATTAAGGCTCTGTTCGACCAGCGCCTGACCGGGCGGGAGCGCGAGGTTAACAGCCACAGCTGGCACTTCCTGTGTCACGTTAACGGTGATGACCAGAGGCTCTACCAGGTCAACGCCGGGAAGTTCATCTACGACATGACCCCGCAGGAACTGGCGGAGCTGCTGGAGGCGGTGCAGGGCATCCTGGATGACTACCTGCTGGACGGTGGCGAGAACAATCAGTGGGCGATGGATTACGTCGTGGCTGAGGCGCAGCGCGGCACGCTGGAGGCTTTCAACAACCTCTCGCAGCAGTCGCCGTATTACGCCAGCCAGACGACGCTACAGCAGCTTTTAAGCAGCCCCGGTTATCAAAACCAGATAGCCTCCGCCAGGCTGACAACGTTCAGCGACTGGAAGGCCATCAGCGATGCCGCCCGGGCAGACCTGACAGGCATTATCACTGACGCGGTGGCGCGCGGGGTTAACCCGAGGGAAACGGCCAGCGTCATCAGTAAGCGCCTCGATGTGTCGATGAGCCGGGCCAAGGCCATCGCTCAGACCGAACAGGTCGGCGCGCTGCGGCAGGCGCAGTGGAACGAAACGGACTGGGCCGCCGACCGGCTGGGGCTTAATACCGGCATGCTGTGGCTGTCAGCGCTCAAGCCCACAACCCGCAGCTGGCACGCCAGCCGTCACGGCAGGGTCTACACCACCGAAGAGGTGCGCGACTTCTACGCTGAGAACGGCAACCGATATAACTGCTACTGCAGCCAGATCCCAGTACTTCTTAACGATGACGGCAGTATTTTCAATGAAGGGCTGGCGGATAAGCTTGCAAAGGAACGGAAAAAATGGCTCGCTTGATGAACCAAATTCATAAAAATGAGGTAAGAAAGTGGATATCGCGAGCATAGACTTCAAATGGGATAAAGAGCTTGAAAATCCTTTATTTAAAACCTATCGGGTTATTTGCACGATTAAAACAAAGGAAGATGTCACCGTTACCGGCTCTACAGATGGGAGGATTGAATGTACTGAGCTTTCTTCCGATATCTTCCGCTCATTAAGACTGGAGCGGCCAGAAAATATTGAGGATCGTGCATTTAGACATGCTAACGATATGCTTTATCGAGCAACCGGTGAGTATGCTTTTGAACTCCCAGGGCGAAGATCGAGAATCGACTAAATCTACCCGCTTCGGCGGGTTTTTTAATGCCAGAACCCCACCAATGAGGACCCAGCATGAAACGCAACCGCGTTAACGTGCTGACCGTCGTCAACTCCGCTTCAAACATCACAACCGAAATCGTCAACGGCAAGCCACATATCGTGGTTCGCGGCATCACGCCTGTCGTGGACGATATCGTGATGAACCGGAAGTTGTACCCGGCAGCTGAGATCGAAAAAGCCTACAACACGCTTGAGCGTAACCCGATGCCGCTGGGCCACCCGAAGGTGGATGGCAAGCATGTTTCGGCGCGTGATGTCCAGGCGGTAAACGAGTACCACGTCGGGGCCTGGCTGCAGAACGTCAGCCACAAAGACGGGAAGGTGACGGGCGACATGTACGTTAACCGCCAGTACGCCGAATCCAGCGAGAAGGGCAAGCGCCTCATCAACCGCCTGGACGAGATGCTGGCTGGCACCAACTCCGACCCGATCCACATCTCCACTGGCCTGCTGTATTCCGGTATCGCCGCCAACGGGGAGTCGAAAGGCAAAAAGTACAACGAGATCGCCACCAACATGATGTTCGACCATGTGGCGGTGCTGCTCGATGAGCCTGGTGCAGGAACGCCGGACGAGGGGGTGGGCATCTTCGTAAATGCCGAGGGGGATGAACAGGAGGTCGAATTGGCGAACCTGGCCGACGCCGCCGACTGCACCCGCGAAGGCATGCTCAACAAAACCCGCTTCTTCTTCACCAACGCCTCCAACTTCTCCTTCGACGATATCCAGCGCGCCATCAGCGACAAGCTGCGCGAGGGAGCGGGCGAAGATAAGTGGCTCTGGCCGGAAACGGTGTGGCCCGACAGCTTCATCTACCGGGACGACACCAGATACCTGAAGCAAAAGTACCTCATCGATGATGCCGGTAAGGCCGTATTCGTCGGAGAGCCTGTAGAAGTCGTGCGCAAACCAACTGAGTACGAGATTAAAACCAACGGAGAGAACGATCCGATGAAAGAACTGATTATCAATGCGCTGCAAGCCGCTGGTAAGCCGACCGAAGGCAAGTCCGATGCCGAGCTGATGGATGCATACAACCAGCTGGCAGCAGAGAAGGCGGCCGCCAAAACCGAAAAGCCTGAAGAGAAGGCTACTCGCGAAAAGGCAGAGAAAGAAGAGCGTGAACGCGCCAACAACCAGGCCGAAGCCCCGGCATGGTTTAAGCCATTCGCGGACGATCTCGCCGCGGTTAAATCTGGCCTGACTGTTAACGCCGATAAGGAGAAAGGCGAAAAGCGCGCAGCTGTGAAGCTGGCGATGAACATGAGCGATGACGAAGTCGCGGATCTGGACGGTAAGGCGCTCGACGCCATGTACGCAAAGTGCCAGACCTCCATCGGCCTGAATGGTGCATACCGCCAGGCTACCAACAACCAGTCAGTCAGCGAAATGCCGGAGTAAAAAATGGCTAAAGACGGAAAGCACGTAATTCACGCGGGTGGGATTTTCCACAACCCGCTTCTCAATCGTGAAGGCGCCGCGGCGGCGGCCACCAAGCCAGGCACCATCGGTTTCTTCGCTGCCGGCAAGTTCACCGCCTCGGTGGATGGCAATGAGCAGGCGATCCTGTATGTAGCCGATTACGACTATCTGCGCTGTCAGACCGTCGACGATGCGATCCCGGTCGGCGAGCTGGTGGCGGGCATCCACCCGCTGGAAGGTATGTTCCTAAACGTGCGCGCGGCGGCGGGCACCTACAAAAAAGGCCAGCCTCTGACCATTGCCAGCGGCCAGGTTAAAGCCGCCGGTACAACCGATAACGTCCGCGCCTACGTCGAAGAAGACGCCGCTTACACCGTGGTGGCAGGCGACCTGCTGCGCGTCGTAATTAAGTAAGGAGCACCTGAATGCTTGTATTTTCCCGCTCTATCGGTGAACGCACCGGTAACCTCGAAATCAACCAGGCGCAGTTCCGCGAACTGGAGATGGCGCGCAACATGAGCGCCCAGGCTGTTGCTGACTTCATCGCCCGCGCTCGCTTCGGTGAGCAGGGGCAACTGGACGCAGTTAATTCCGTCGACGACATTCGTCGCATGTACCGCGCTTATGACCAGACCGTGCTGGCGCAGTTCGAGCCGAACACTGAGTTCACCCTGTTCAACGACCTGATGCCGCTGTCCCGCTCTGTTCGCCTGGAAGAGTCCGTGTATGAATATGCGCGCACCGGCGGTCGTGGCTGGGCGCACACCTCCATGTCCGGCCAGATTGGCGCGGCGCTGGATGCTCGCGCGTACAGCTTCGACGGTACGATGGTGCCGGTGCATGACAGCGGATTTAAGTTCCACTGGCGTGACCCGATCTTCAACAAAGGTTCTGCATTGTCGTCGCTGGCTGACACACAGCGTGGCTCGGTAGAAGACGTACGTCGCAAAATCGTCGACTACATGTTCAACGGCTTCCGCGACTCAGAAGACAACTTCGTTAAATTCGACGGCAAGACCTGGAAAGGGCTGAAGAATGACGACCGCGTAGCTCAGGTTGACCTCGGCGCTTCCGGCCTGAACATCAACTTCGCCACCAGTACTGATCCGGAAGCGATGCGTAACGGAGCGATCAAGCTACGCGATACGCTGAAACTTCAGAACAACCAGTACGGCCAGCAGACCTGGTACGTTTCCAGCGAAATTATGTCCAACTGGGAGCAGTACTACGACACCCAGAACAAGACCCGCACGGTGCTGGAAGAGATTCTGAAACTGTCTGGTATTGCCGCGGTGAAAGAGGATGCCGAGCTTACCGGAAACCAGATCCTGATTGTTCCGCTGGCGGCAGGTGTTATCGCGCCGGTTGTTGGTCAGGCTGTTGGTACCGTCGCAGATCCACGCCCGTTCTATAACAGCGACTATGTATGGCGTACCTGGGGTGCTGTTGGCCTGATGGTCAAGCAGGACATCAATCTTAAACACGGCGTTCTGTACGCTCACGGTTAAGGGGGTCTTATGGCACTGGTAGAAATCACAGCAGGTAACGTCTTCGCCGGTGCCAACCTCCGCAAACTGGAGGTTGGTGCGGTAGTTGAAGTTGACGATGCGACTGCGGCGCGCTGGAAGGCATCTGGCAAGGCAAAAGACACCGACAAGAAGAAGGGTGAGAAGCTCTTTGACGAGTCATCCACGGTGGCCTCGCCGCAATCAGGCGATCTGCAGGAACAGCTCGCGGCGGTGACCAAGTCACGCGACGAGGCGATGGAGCAGGTATCACAGTTCACCGAGCAAGCGGCGAAAGAGAAGGCAGCTTTCGATGCGCAGCTCGCGGCGATGACCAAACGCGCTGAAGATGCAGAGGCCGCACTGGCAGAAGCAACCAAGAAGGCGAAATAACCATGGCTGACCCAATCACGGCGGCAGACGTGCAGGCGTTCCTCGGTGAATTGGGTTACTCAGGCGAGGATAAAACATGGCTGTAGTGCAGATAACGGCGGCGCAGGTTAAACAGCAGTTGTCTGCGCTCGGCTATACCACCGTCCCTGACTTCATGATCGACGCCTACCTGTGCAAGATGGCGAAGATTGAGCCCTGCCTGATTGCTGCCGGTTACGACGATTGCGATCTGGTGCTGATTCAGGTCTACGCTGTCACGCTGATGGCCCTGACGGCCTATACGCAGCGCATTAAGTCGCAGGGCGCACCATCTGGGGCGTCCCGGTCGTTCGACTACAGCGACAGCGTGCTAAACATGCGTGATGCACTGCTGGCGCTGGATACTTCAGGCTGCACGTCTGAGCTACCGATCGATGTTGGTCAGAAGGTTGGCCTATTTATGGTCGTCGGGGGCTGATGATGACATGGACATCCGTAAGCGTCCGGCTACCGCGTTCATTCACCCGCGTCTGGGTGCTGACTGACACCGGGCGGGAGACCACCGGCTACGTCAAATCGGACGGCGAGTGGTTCATCAACTGCCCGCGGATTCGCGCTACGGGCGCGGTGGTGCTGCGCTGGAGGGAAGACTGATGTCATCAGTTGCAAACTGGTCCTACACCGCCAAGGCCACCATCTGGCACAAGGGTGCAGGCGGCAGGGACGAAAACGGCGACCCCATAAACGGCTATGACGCGCCGGTAGTCATCATGGTCGATTATGAGGGCGGACTGTCAAAGCGCATTGGCAACCTGGGCGCTGAAATCATCGTGAAGAACACCGTCTGGACTGAGTACGCGCTAGCCGACGCCGGTGATTACCTGCTGATTGGTGAATCTACCGAAGTAGACCCGGTTGTCGCCGGCGCTGACGAGGTGCGGCAGGTTATCCGCTACGCCGACACGTTCGAGCGAGTGGCGGACGATTTCGCCATCCTGACTGGAATTTGATAAACCTGTGTAATAATGGGCCAAAATATCAATGGGATGACAGGTAATGGGGTTTCAGTACTGGTTCACGGTATGCGCGGTCTTTTTAGTTGGTCCAATCTCCCTGGTCCAATCATTTGTATACTGTCGTAGGGGCGTTTATACCAAAACATTCAAAGGAACGAGCCGAAAGGAGTACATTCACGTTGATGAAAAACCTATTGAATTCTGGTTCAGCATTATCTTTCACATGGTAATGGGTATGGCGATGATTATTTTAGGTTTCTGGCTCCTAGAGGACATCCCCGTGGTTAATCATTGGTACGCTGAAATCCGCGCAATGCTCCCTTTTTGATTCACCTATTGAATGTTACCAAACCTCGCTCAGGCGGGGTTTTTTATTGCCAGGAGAAAACCATGGGCATCAAAGTGCGCGGCGTTAAGCAGGCGAAAAAGCACCTGAACGACATCATCAACGACGTTCAGGGCCGAAAAGCAGTCCGCGCCATCCAGTCAGCGTTGATTCTTATTGGTGCCCGGGCCGCTTATTACACCCCCATCGATACCTCTACGCTGGTGAACAGCCAGTTCCGGGAAATTGATGCAGGTGGCGTGATTATTACCGGGCGCGTCGGCTATTCGGCCAACTACGCGGCGTATGTCCACGAGGCGTCCGGAAAGTTGAAAGGCCAGCCGCGCGCGCACTTCGGTACTACACGAGCAGGGCAGGAGTTTGGTGGCGGCAGCGGGACGGGCAATTACTGGGATCCGCATGGTGAACCTCAGTTCCTGACCAAAGGCGCGAACGAAGAGCGCGATGCTATCGATGCAGTGATGCGTAAGGAGCTTTCGCTATGACACCCATGATGCATGAGCGGGTGCGCAATATGTTCGGTGAAGCTGGCCTGACAGCCGGATTCTCGGTGCAAAAGTTGATGTACGACGACCCGGAGGATCTGACGCAGGCCGTGATGGTGTTCAGGCCAAACGGCGGTTCGAACATCCGTCACGACCTTGGCTCTGAACATCACGTCCTCGTCGATGTGATCGGGGCTAAGGATAAGCGCGGCGACGCCGCCGATGCAGTGCAACGCATCGTCGATTATGTCCAGGCCAATCCTATGGCTGATGAGTGTGTCGGTTATATCCAGAACATGGGCGCAATCCCTGCGCCGGTGCTTACGGCAGAAGGTCGGATAGTCTTCCGACTCCAGTTCGCCTGTACCTACGGCGAGTAGCCATACCAACCCAATAGACCCGCTCAGGCGGGTTTTCTTTTTTATACGTCAAAGAGGAAGTTTCTATGGCTAATTGCCAGAACTCGAACGAACGCCTGTTCGGTGGCGCTGTCGTGCTGGAAGTCGCCGATGGTTGCCCGGACGTCAAACCACTTGAAGATGAGTGGAAGGCGCTGGCGGCCGGTACGTCGAAAGGCTTCGACTTCAACCCGAACTCGGTAACCTCAGATGCGGATGACGGCGGCGGCTATGTCGAAACCATCATCACCAACAGTGATTTTACCCTGAGCTTTGAGGGTGAGGTCCGCAAGAAGGATAAACTGGATCAGTACGGCGTCGTCAAATTCATCAAATATTTCGCTGACGAGCTGAAGGCCAAGCGTCAGCCTGGGATCTGGGTGCGTATGGACTACGGCCCGGTAGAATTCATCGGCTACATGAACATCACGGCATTAAGTTCTGACGGTGGCACCAACGATATCGTCACGTTCTCTACCGAGTTCAAAGTGGGCGATGCCAGCACCATCGAAGTTAATGAAGTGACAGCGGTGGCGGTGACAGGCGTAACGGTGACCCCAGCTACCAGCACCGGCGCGGCAGGCGGTACCAGCACCTTTACGGTGAATATCGCCCCGACTGGCGCAACCAACAAAGACTTCACCGTAGCATCAACCGATCCAACCAAAGCCACTGCTACAGCCTCCGGTACCACCGTCACGGTGAACCGCGTCGCCGCCGGCAGCGCGCAGATAATCATCAACACCGAAGACGGAAACTTTGTGTCCGTGCATACGGTTACCGTTACCTAACGGACATTCCAAAGGGCGGCGTGCTGCCCTTGATAATGATCGTTACCCGGGAAGGACCATGACAGCATTAATCGACATTGGCGAGTTTTCTGTCAGTGATGGCCGTGAAGGCGGAAAAGACTACCTGCTGAGACCATCCCTGATGGCTATGACGCGAATCGGCACTCCAGCGGAGATTGTTCAGGCGTATGCCACGGTGCACGGTAGTGATGTTGCTACCGTCATCCAGTTCTGTACTGATACGCTTGGCCGCTTCCCGGACTGGCTTTCGCCTTCGATGAATCGCATTGCAGAACGGCTGTTATCGCTGAGCATGCATATCATGCAGGCCTGCTGTGATGACGATCTCACCCCGATGATAGGTGAGTGGAAAGGGTGGCGTCGGTACGTTGTTTACCGGCCCGGACAGATGCCGAGAAACGACATCATCGTTCTGGCTCAGCACCTGATGCAGCATGGCGTCGTAGGTAAGGCCAGTGTGCGCCGCCTGCAGCGGCATGAGTCAGGCGAAACGACGAACGAGTTTAAGGCGTTTGACTACATCAGCGCGGCGCGAAGCCACTTCGGCATGAACCGGGATGAAGCAGCGGCATTGACCATGACCGAGTTTCAGCTGATGCTGGCGCAGAAATATCCTGATCAGAAGGGCTTCACTCGCGATGAGTACGACAGCATCGCAGAAACTTACTTAGCTAAACAGAAGGCTAAAAGATCAGTTAAAATTGAGGGTAGTAGTAAGTCTTGTAATTAAAATGGTAACATAAACAACCGCTATAACTCACTGATCAGTAGGTTAAAATGTTAGTCAAAGCCAGCGCAAATGGTAAAACTTTAATAGAGTCAGGTAGCTTTCATAATGTTATTGATCCGCGTGTAACTTATGAGCCTATAAAGTTAGTATACGATGGATTAAAGTTTACTATTAACACGATAATCTTGCCCGAAAGTGAATCGTCGCAACAGGGCGTTCATGCTCATGTTAACAATGGAGAAATTCATTTTACTCATAGGGTAATTGTACCAATCATGAATGAATCGGTAGGTCTAGTGATTCCCGCTGAGATTGGTAAAAAATCTAATGGATTAAAATTGTTTTTAGCCTGGCATTCTTTTATTAGAAGAATCGGTGACAACCAAATTTCTGTCATTACCAACTTTTCTCTTTATGAGGGGGCGTAATGTCGGAGCCTTTTGTTGCCTCTCAACCCGATATACCGAACAACAATACCGAAACTACAACTCCATCCGTACATCAGGGTGGGCTAGGTGGAGTTAGTGTTGCAGGAACGATTGCGAAAGAGATTGGAACAGGTGAGCATGCAAAAGACTCATTCATTTGGACAACTCTAAAATACTGTTTCTATCTTGGTGGGTTATTTAGTATTTGTTTATTGCTTGTTTTTTTTCATTTTTCATTCGATCTGGATTCGCCTGAAAAATTTGACATTGTCAGCGCCCTTAAAGATGTTTGGTCAATTTTTACGCCAATACTTACTTTGGCTTTGGGCTATGCATTCGGTAAAAGAGAAGCTTAAATAATTTGACTTAATAACCCGCTTCGGCGGGTTTTTTTATGTCTGGAGAAAACTATGGCAGGTGAGAAAAACGCCGGTAGCATCGTTTATGAAATCAGTGCCGACGTTGAGCCGTTGCTGCAGGGCGGGAAACAGGCCATTGATGTTCTGGATAAGCTGGATGCAGCCGCCCAGCAATCTGGCAAGGGGATGGACAGCCTCGACCAGAGCGCATCCCAAACCGGGTCAGCGTTCACTGAGCTGGCTGGATATGCCAATTCAATGGATAACCAACTGCGTAAACTCAATACCAATGTCAGCGGAATAGCTCGCGCCATGGAGGAGGCTCGCAGCGGTACTGGCGGTGCAAGCAATGAGTTTAACCGTGCAGAATCCATCATTGAGGCTCTCGGAAACCAGTTGGCTGTGCTGGACGAAGCCCAAGAGAATGGCGCGCGCAGTGCTGCGGTGCTGGCGGCCCAATTGCGCGCCGGGTCTAAAACCACAGAAGAGGAAAAGCAGAAGATCGGAGAACTTACCGGTCAGCTTTTTGATATGAAGCGCACAGCTGATACCGCAGCAGGGGGAAATAAGGGCTGGAAGACCAGCATGCAACAGGCCGGCTATCAGGTGCAGGACTTTATCGTTCAGGTCCAGGGCGGACAGTCTGCGCTGGTGGCGTTCGCGCAGCAGGGTTCACAATTAGCGGGTGCATTTGGTCCTAGCGGTGCCGTGATCGGAGCTGTAATCGCGCTAGGGTCAGTTATCGCTGGCACGTTGATTACCTCACTGAATGGCGGGAAAAACGCCATGGATGCGTTGAAAGATGCCGCTGAGTCGATGGATAAGGTGATCACAATATCCAACCAAGGCGTGGCAGCTCTTTCAGATAAATACGCTGCATTGGCGCGTACAAACGCGAACGTAGCGACAATCCTCCGTAATCAGGCTTTGCTGGAGTACAACCAGGCGATTGCTAAAATACCGAAAGCAATTAGTGATGCTTCTGACTCGTTTATTACTCTGGGTGATCGTGCCATCGCAGCGTTCGGCGGATCCGCGCCAAGCATAAAAAAATTCAACGAAGAGCTGACCAGGCTTGGAGCTACATCTACTGATTGGTACCAAGCGATTCAGCAAGCAAATAACCAGGGTCAGTATGCGGCAGGTGTTGTCAGCTCTTTGTCTGCGACAGTTAGTACGCTTTCTTCTCGCATGGGTATAAGCAAGCAGGCTGCATTTGAGCTGGCTAAGCAATTATCTGACCTGAGCAACAACCCTTCCCCTGAAGCACTCGAAGAGGTAATCAAAAGCCTGCAGGGCATGACATCTTCGACAAAAGATGGGCAGGGGGCAATTGCAGGGCTGACCGGGACATTAAAGGATTTATGGGTGGCGGCCCTTAATGCAAAACAAGGTGTCGACAGCGTTGCCAAGGCAACCGACAACCTTACGGCAGGCCAGAAGAACCTCATTCAGCAGTCTGAGCGAACGCTCGCATTGTCCAAACTGCAAGGTGAAGCCCGCGCCCGCTTGCAGGCTCAATACGCAGCTGAGGATGCCGGTTTCGCTAAAGACGATCCCCATGCTAAGCGTATGGAGGATGATGCTGCCGCCACGTACAAAAATACGCAGGCGCAAAAGACGCTTCAGTCAGAGCAGAAGAAAGGAGAATCACAGGCCGAACGAAACGCTAAGGTACTGGAGGAGTACAGCCAGAAGGCCGAGCTATCCGCTGAATCCACCGCCAACCTATCACGCGAACAAGCCATCCTGGTGGCTCGCCAGAAACTGACAAACCCAAGCCCGCAGCAAATTGCTCAAATAGAGCGTGATGCTGCCGCTGCCTGGGATAAGGCTGCCGCTCTCAAGGCCCAGGCCGCCGCCGAGAAACTCCTGCCGGAAGCGCGCGAAAATGCCAGCTATAAGCAGGATGTTGCGGATCTGAATACTGCCCTGTCTGCGAAGAAAATCAGTCAGGAGCAATACAACGAGACCGCAGAACGTCTGGAGGCTACGCACCAGACCAACCTAGCTAAAATCCGTGCGCAGCAGGCGGTCACGCCTCAGCAGGAAGCGGCTGGTAGTGTCGACCCGGTGCAGCAACTGGCTAACCAGCACGCTCAGCAGCTGGCGCTTATTCAGCAGTACGAGCAGCAAGGGGTGATCACTCACCAGAATGCCCTGATGCTGCGCGCTAGCGCCGACAAAGAGTATGAGCAGGCGCGCATTGCCGCCCAGTGGGAAATCTGGCGTAACCAGAGCTTGGCTAATGAGGCCGCCGCGGCAGCATTTGACTCCTTCGCTGGCAACGCATCCAACGCCCTGACAGGCATTATCACAGGCAGCATGTCAGCGTCAGATGCTCTTCGCTCGATCGGCAGTACCGTTCTGAACAGCGTCATTAATACCTTCGTCCAGATGGGTATGGAGTGGGCGAAGGCGGCAATGATGGGATCCACAACCCAGCAGACGGCCATTGCAGCAACCACAGCAGCGCAGGTTTCCGGTATCGGCGTTCAGACCGCAGCCAGCACGACAGCAGCAGCGGCGACCACAGCTGCGTGGACACCGGCGGCGATCATGTCATCCATTGCATCGTTCGGCGGCGCGGTGGCTATTGGCCTTGGGGCGGTGGCGGCGGTTGCTGCATTGTCTGGTAAGCGCAAAAACGGCGGGCCGGTCAGCGCTGGCGGGATGTACCAGGTTGGCGAGGGCGGCATGCCGGAGATTTACCGGGCCAGCACCGGCAAGCAGTACATGATCCCTGGCGATAATGGGAGGGTCATTAGCAACAAGGATATGCAGGGCGGTGGCGGAATTAACGTGTCCATCAACGTCCAGAACTACAACGGGTCAGCGGTTGATGCCCAGGCCAGTTCTGACGGCAATGGCGGCGTGACCGTCGACATGATCGTCGCTGACCTGAATAACGGCGGCATGATAAGCCAGGGCATAACCAGCAACTTCAACGTCAAGCGCACGCCAAGGGGGCAAAATTAATGCCGATCATTGACTACCCCGGCTGGCTGCCGCTGGCGCAGAAGGCCAGTAAGAACATGACGCTGGATACGGGGTTCCTGACTGACCAGCCAGCGGTCGGCCCGGCCATCTTCCAGAACCAGACCGACGACTTAAAAGTGACCTGGTCGCTGACGTGGATCTTCACTCTGGACCAGGAAAAGGCATTCCAGCAGTGGCTGCGCAGCCCGAACTATCTCAACCGTGGCCTTAACTGGTTCCGCATGCCGATTAATATCGGCGGCAGCGGCCTACAGATGCAGGAACTGCACTTTACGCAGATGCCGGTGCAGACCAGCATCGACGGTGGGGTGGTAACCTGGACGGGCACGGTGATCGCGAATCGCCTGTATAACGCTGATGATGAGTTCGACGACATCATTGTAGAGCTGCCGCCGCCGTGGAATACCTGGTTGGATATCGTCGTTACCGGTTACCCGGACGGTCGGGATCCGGAGAGTCTGCCGAGGGTGCCCTGATGCCGAGTTACCGTGAATACCGACAACAGCGCCCGACGCGCGGCCTGTACGACACCATCACGTTTTATCACCCATCCTTTGGCTATGTGCGCCTCGTCAACAAGCAGTTCTTCGAAAAGACACTTGGCGGCCAGGTGTACACGCCAGCACGCTTCGAAATCGAAGAGAGCCAGCAGAGCGGTACGCCGGTGATCGACGCGACGGTGAAGTTAGGCCGGTTGTCGACGGATGTGAAAGCGTTGATGAAGAAGTGGAAGGGTGCGGCCAGGCTATCCCCCATCACAGCAACACGCCAGATATTCGACAGTGCCGACGTAACAGCCCCGATTAAATCATGGGTGCTGTACGTGAAAACCGTCGATATCGATCCCGACAGCGTCTCGGTAACGTTATCCATGACGAATCCGCTGAACAACAATATCGGAAGGCTTTATGATCCCGTCGAATACACCGGCCTGCAGTACCTCTGAGTTTATCCGGACGCTGATCGGCGTGCCCTGGTCAAACCGGGCCTGCTCGTTCGATAAGGTCGATTGCTGGGGCCTGGTGGTGCTGTATTACCGCCATGTCCTCGGCACCGAACTGCACCAGACGCCGGACTACGAAGCCGGGGCTGACTTCTTCACCTGTTACCAGGGCGATGTCACGTTCTGGCGCCCGGTCGATAAACCGGTTGAGGGCGGGATTTTCGTCGGCTATCAGGGTTCACAGCCTGCGCATGTTGGACTCGTGCTGAACCGTCAGGCGCTGCACGCGCGGGGTGAGGGTGGAAGCGTGCGTATGGACTCGTTGCTGGTTATCCAGCGGGCATTCACCAGAGTGGAGTATTTCGAATATGGCTCTGATTGAGCTGCAGCGCTTCCCCGGAACGCCAAAAGAACGATACAGGGTGCCAAACGGCACCCTTTTTTATGCCTGGCTGACAGAGAGCGACAGCAACCTTCACCGGGATCTGCTCATCGTACGCAACGGCGTAACGCTGAGTGATGACGACGAGCTGGATTTTGAACTGAGCGAACTGGACGTTATCCAGCTGTTCGACCAGCCAAAGGGCATTATCGGCGATATCCTGAGCCCGATATTCAAAGTTGTTGGCCAGGTGTTCTCGTTCCTTGCGCCAAAGCCGGCGATAGCCAACACCGGTGGCAATACCATCGATTCGCCAAACAACAGCCTGACCGGGCAGACCAATACTGCCCGCGTCTATAAGGCGAAACCGGACATCTACGGTCAGGTGCGTTCGTTCCCGGACCTGATTCAGGAATCCGTGTTCGAGTACATCAGGCAGGATGATTTTGACGGCGGCCTGAAATATGTCACCGAGTGGATGTGTATCGGCATCGGCCACTACAGCTACGAGTCGGTGCGCTATTCAGAATCGAGCCTGGGATCGCTGGCGGGCGCGGAATACCAGTTTCATCAACCAGGCGAGGTCATCCCGCAAATTGTCGAGGGTTACGGCTTCGATGATGTGGATGGGCAGGAGGTTCCGGGCCAGAACGATGCTGACGACTTCCCGGTCGAAACGGCGACGGCCAACACAGTTGTGAGCGGCACGTATTCCGGTGGCCAGATAGCCATGCAGATCCTGAAGCAGGCCGAGTTCGACTACTTCATGGGGCTGGTGCTGCCGCACGCGGTGACGTTCACCATCAACGTGACCTATGCCACTGCATCCGGCAGCGTCACGAAGGATGTGCTGTTCTCCGGGACGCTGATCTCGGCTGTGGAAACCAATGACGGCGCGGTAATAGACCCGGTCACCTGGTACACATTCACCATGAGCGATCTACAGGGGCCTCTGGACGTGCCGGCGACGGCCACAATCAACACGACCACTTTCATCCTGAACGACAACGAGGCGCTGGTCGTAGGTCCATTCTTCTCTCCAGTTGAGTCCACCGAACTGTGGCTGCACACCCAGTCAAGCCTGGGCGGGAAAAAGCAAACCAACTGGAGAGTGGTTATCTGGAAAATCGACGACGATTACAACCAGATCCCCGGCACCACTGAGACGTTCACCTATTACCAGGGCACGCCGCACGACCATACTAGCGAGGTGTTCTACCGCACGGACAAACTTACACCTGCTGCCGGCTTTGGGAAGTATGCGATCAGCTTCCAGCGTACCGACAATGCCAGTGACGCATCGGTGCTGAAGGTCGAAGAGATCCATGCCATCAACATCCGCACGAACGTGGTTCACCCGACTGACACCCTTGTGCGCGTGAAGGTGAGGGCGACCGAGAATGCGCTGGGCAGTCGGGAGCGCAAATATAACGCGCTGGTAACCCGCCACACGCTCACCTATGACCTGTCGACGCAGACAGTAGATTACACACTACGCCCGTCGCGCTCGTTCGCGGATGCGGTGGCGCACACCTGGCTGGTTATGGGGGCGCAGCCAGAAAGCAGCATTGACCTGTACGGCCTGTATGCGATCGCCGAAAGCTTGCCAGATGACCGGTTGGGTCAGTTCGATTACACCTTTGATGACGAAAACGACTCGCTGGGCGACCGGGTGCGCGCGATCTGCAATGCCGCGTCGGTCATGGCGTACTGGGATGACGGCGTGCTGACGTTTACCCGTGATCAGAAGGTGGACTACCCGGCGGCGGTATTCAACCGGGCCAACATGAAAACGGACGAGTATAAAATCACGTACGAGGCCACGCTGCCCGGCGGATATGACGGCGTACAGGTGTCGTATGTTCATCCGACCACGAACAACAAGACCTATATCAACTACCGGGTCCTGAACGGGGCGATCGTAGAGCAGGAGGCGGAGAATCCCAACAAACTGGAGATCGTCGGCTTCCGTAACGAGTATCAGGCGCGCGAACGTGTGCTGCGCGAAACGCGGCGCCTGATGTATTCCCGCGTCAGGATGAATGCCCGGGTGTTTGAAGACGGGATCATCCAGGTCGGCAGTGTTATCCAGATGCCGGACATCTACGACAGCAACCAGCAGCAGGGATACATCACCGGGCGCTCAGGAAATAATTTCGACACCAGTGAACCGATCGGCTTCTCCGGCACGATGTATGTGCTGGTCACCGACAGCCTGGGCAATCCAACCTTGCGCTATCCGGCAGCGGCACGCAGTGACACGCCATACGGCTTCACCGCGGCGATACCTGCGATCCAGCTCAACATCTGGAATGGCGACACCGTACAGCTCCCGTCGCGCTACCTGATTGCCACAGTGGAAGAGCTGGACAGCCAGCTGTGGACCGTCAACAGCATCAAACCCAACAGCGATAACACGGTATCCCTGACCGTCTCTGAGTACAGCGACAGCGTCTACCAGTAATACCCATTCAATCCTCACAACCCGGCCATTGCGCCGGGTTTTTTTATGGAATAAATATGGCCACTCAACCTACAAATTTGCCTGTTCCGAGTGAAACGCCGCGCGACCTGAAATTTAACGCAGGCAAGATTGATGAGTTCGTTACTAGCGATAGCCACGCTTACACCGATCGTTTCGGTGTAAAACATCGCACAATCTTTGGTATAAATTACGATGCAACCCAGGCGATCCTGAATTATGGCTATATCCCAGTAGACTCATTCCAGTCAGGAGCCACATTAACAATTCCGAATCAGGTACTGCGTTGGAAGTTGCCGGATGGGGATGGAGATTACTACCGCTGGGATGGTGATTTTGGTGCTACTGGAAAAATTGTTCCCCCTGACTCAACACCAAACACTGCGGGAGGGGTGGGGAAAGGAAAATGGCTAAGCGTGGGTGATGCTGCACTGCGCGCAGATTTGCTTCATCGCCCTCTGACCATGAGGAATGGTAATCTCGCTCTCGCTGATTACCCCACTATAAATGATTATTCAGGAGAGCTGGCTCAGGCTATCTTGGAAGCCAAGTCGGGCGGTTTTGTCGTGGAGATATTCAGCAATACCACGATAAAGGTGCCAACTCATGCACAGACACTTCATGATGCAGTGACGCTAGTTAAAGCAGAAAAGAATGTTGCTGTTACTGTATTGATCGAGGAGGGTCATGTGCTGACAGCGCCGCTAGTATTAAGCGGTGGTGACTACGGTAACTTCACCATCTCGTCCGAAGATGCAAATGTGAAGGTAGCCACCGGGGCTCTTATGCCATTCAGCGACCGAACCATCTGGTGCCCTGTATTTGGAGCAGATAATGGATGTCATTTCCCGGTTGTGGACGTACTTGTTGATCTGACCACATATACTGATGGTGCCGGCACCCGTAATGGTTCAGGTATCGTATCACTCCGTGGGTCGAATGTTTTCGTGAAGCCTGGAAAGGGTTGCATTGCAGGATATCAGGGGGCAATTGCTTACGATGCAGCGATTATCAACTGCTCTGACGCCATCTTCACCCATGCCATTGAGGCCGGGCTTACTTCCTGGTCCAGTTCAAAGGTTTATGCCGACCGTGTAGACGTATCGAATTCTGAAAAATACGGTCTGCGAAGCACAGAAGGTGCATCACTGACTGCCAAATTTAGCAAGGCTACTCACTGCGGCAGGCACGCTGCTCGTGCTGTTTCCGCTGCGTTTCTGGATGTTTCGGATTCAGATCTGAGCTACAGCGCCACAAATGCTGTTTACGCTCGCCACGCATGCGTCGTTAACGCGAATAATTCCAATCTGTCTAACTCTGGCTCACTTCCTGTTGCAGCCGGAGAAGTAAACGCAGGCGTTTATGCCCTTCGTGGATCACTGGTCAGCGCTATTCAGTGCACTGTCGATAATAGTGTGGCCGGGTTTATAGCTGATAGTGGGAGTGTTATTGCCTGCGCTGTTTCCTCAGTTAAAACCTGCACTGATGCATTTATCGCGCTGAGAGGGAGCACGATTGATGGAGACACCTGCAATGCGACGGGGTCCACGAATGTTGCACAAATTGATGGCGCTTCACGGGCTGTACTCACAGGGCTGATATGCCCTTCACCGACCACCGGTATTAGAGCGCTCGACGGTTCTAATGTGGATTGTCGTAATGCAAGTATTACTGGTTGTGCTGGACCTGCGGTTTCTGCCTTCAGCGCTGCGACAGTGTGCGCCGATGGGGCGACATTTACCGGGTGTGTAGCCAATGCTGTTTATGCTATTGGCAGCTATGTGTCAGCCAAGAACGCCAACTGCAGCGGTTCAAATCGCGGATTTGTAGCAGAAGACGGAGGGGTAATATCTGCGAAAGGTGGCATCGCAAACACTTGCGTTGATGGTGTATACGCTAGCTCAGGTGGCCGCGTTTCATTTGCTGGCGGAACAGCGACTACCTGCACCAGGGGGATCAGGTCTGATGGCGGTGTTGTGGATGCTGCAGGGGCCAATCTGACTGGCGCAACATCAGCAGGCGTGTTCGCTGAGAAGGGTTCTGAAATTAACCTGAATGCTGCCAACTGCAGAAAGGGCGTGACTGACGCAAACACGGATATTCAGTGCTTTACTGGTTCAATTATCAAAGCATCCACTGCAACTGGTGGCGTTAATATCGCAAAAAACACGCCATCTTCAGGCGGCCTGATCATTGGTTAACTCAAGGGAGGGAGCATGCATGATTTATCACCTCTGTATCACGCTTCGGTAGCGGTTTTACTGCAATGTACTTATGGATTAGCGTTCGAAATGTGGGCCGCAGGCGGCGCGATAGGCTGCATGTGGTTCATCGCCCGCGAACACACCCAGGCCGAATATCGCTGGATCGCGCAACTCGGCGGCGGCAAGCGGGCCAACATGCCCTGGTGGGGTGGGTTTGACTGGCGCGCATGGAATCTGCCCAGCCTGCTCGACTGGCTCGTTCCGGTTCTGGCCTGCACCGCCGTGTATTTTGTCGCCGCCGTTTAACTCCTGTCGGCGGCATTGATAGGCGTCGCCGCATTGATCTGCACCACCTTTAAAACTACTGTATATAAAAACAGTAAAAGGGAGTGCAGATCATGCCCCGCAAATCAGACATTCACAGCGCATTTGTCGCTGCAATACAGCAAAACCCGAAAGGTTATCAGTGCCTTCACACGAATGACTTCATTCGTGAATTGCGCGCGAGAAACTGGCATTTCAGCCAGGCCGACGCCAATGACTGGATAGAGCGGTATCAGGATTTCTTTGTCGACAAGACTACGGACCATAGCGAGAATCGGCTTTGGATGCTCCGCAACATGGGGAGGGTTCTGTAATGGGATTCGTGTCTCCAGCGGGTGACTATGTAGAGCGAAGGCTCTCACCTGAAACCATCTGCAATGTTGGTATCGACACTCGCTTCCTTGAAACATCATCGGGGTTTGCGGTTATCGAGCCGTGCACCAGGCTGGTACAGGGGCAGACTCTGCTGATCCTATCAGGTGGGCGGACGCAGTTCGCTAAGCTCAGAGGTAAGGCTTTAATCACCGATGACGGCGAAGCGATTGAAGGCGCGGCGGCCGAAGAAGTCGAGGTAATGGGCAGGGTGACGTTCTTCATCAATAGCACGGACGCTGACGATGATTCTCCAGTATAAAAAGCGGTGGGCGGCTTGGGGGCACGTAGGGGGCAAAAGATAGTCAGGGACACAAACAGGGACAGAGAAATGTCAGTTAATGCGAGATAATGTTATTACTGTGCGTTATGCAACATGTTGAATAACATGATAAACCTTGATTTTAAACGACATTCAACGCATTAACTGTAATGTGCGAGCTATTATAAAAACAAAAGACGTCAAAAAGCTATTTGCGCAATGGATAATTCCGTTGCGCAACATAA